TACTCTGATTCATTTATCAGCATAGCATATCTGCTATTTTTAACTCAAAGGTCGCGATCTCCTCAATCGCCTTTCAACTATGTCTTACACCTACGATATTCTAATGAGTAACTTCGAAGTATCGAGCTTCGAAGGACAGGACGTTTCAATCGACATCTCCTTAAAGGAGTATGGCGTCGCATGGCAAGTCCTTGGGAGTAAAACCAAGTTTGTTTATGGCGTCGAGTGGAACGGTTCCAAAGGCGAATACACTACGTTCGATCACTGCTTCTTCGATACTGATATGAATGTCTTTTCAGACTTCGATTGGGTCGAGTTTGATTCGATCTATTCATACACTGGTCTAAGTGCAGATCAGTGGAAGGCGCTTCCAATGCCACAAAAGATCGTTGATCTGCTGTCCTACTACGGTCGAGAAAACATCTTTGGCATGGCAAGCGTATAAAGCTCAGACCTAGGCGCGATTGGACTTAATATCTGATCGCGCTTTTTTCTGCCAAATACATCAGATCGTTTAAATAAGATGCAAATATATATATATTATTAAACCACATCATAATTAGTTGGCAGCATATGTAGGTGATCACATGTTCACTACTATACTAGGGTGTTCACCCTATAAAATTATTTCAATCTTTTTTCTCTGATGGCTTGACATAAGCCTTTTATACCATACTGTTTATAACATACCAATTAAGGTATACTAAACCATATATATAACATGACTAAAGCAATACTACTAGACCCACAAACATCCTCAATCATGCCAACAGAAGTTGATGGCTTCGAGGACATCCAGAAGAAGATCGGATGCCGATGCTTCACCTGCGTTCGCTTCCCAGATGGCAAGCACGTTGCCTACGTCGATGACGAAGGTCTGCTCAATGGCACTGAGTATGGCACGATGTTCAACGATGAGATCTACCCAGACCCACTAATGGGAAAGGTCTTGATCCTTGGCACTAACAATGCAGGAGAGGATGTCGATTGCACGATCACGGGATCGGAACTACAAGACTTGATCGAAGGGATCGTTAAACTTAAACACTAGTCATGTTCTGGGGGTGTCGGCAAATAGTCGGCATCCCCTTTTTCCTTCCAAATATAACATACATACAACATGATACTATTCTTATTGTTCATCCTATTCATAGTGTTCATTTGATCACTAGTTTGCATCAGTTAGGTGATCACCTGTTCACTAAAACTTTTTTTCACTTTTATACGAATCTATTTGACAGACCCGATTCTATAGCCACACTAGAGGCATACCAATTAAGGTATATTAACCATCATATAAATGAATAAACTACAATCACTACAAACCATTCGCAAAGGCACTTTTGCCATTGCTCGTATCGTATCCGATAAGAAGCCTCTCAAGGCTTACCGCCAACATAAGATTCTCAAGGTTGTGCTTTGCACAGTCCGCACAGGGGTCGAGTTTAAGAACCTTGCAGTCAATGAAGACCGCGAGACTGGTTCTCTACCTTGGGGACAATGGGAAGTCTACCCTTACCTAATCACCCACAAGGGTAATCGTTACCTTCGCCTCTACCTTGGGCAGTCAATGAAAGTCTTCTACCTAGTTGACGGAGTTAAGGTTTCAAGCGAAGTCGCTAAGTCAATGCTTCCGAAAAGCAAAGCGGGTGAGAAGCCAAGTTGCATCACAGTAAAAGAGACTGGACTTGTCAGCCTCAAACAAAAGGGAAAGGAGTTGATAAATGGATAGCGAGACTAAGAAACTCGCACTCGGCTTAATCGCCTTGTGCGGGTTCCTTGTAATCCTTCTAAGCATCGCACTTGATCGCGACACTGAGAGAGAGGACAAGCAAAGACAAAGTTGGGTAGAGCAAGGCTACCCAATCGGACAGTAAAACCAAGGGGGGCAAATTAGCCCCCCTTTTTTGCGGATCAGATCGCGACCAAAATTTTTTTTTTCGAGGTGGGGGACCCAACTTATACACCACCCTTTTTTAAAAAACTTTTTTATCCACGAAGGCGAGCCTTTTTTGGAAAACCAAAAAAAAACCGCACCCCTATTTTCCCACAGGCAAATCGTACACACAAATTTCGTCTAGACACTTATCCACATCTTCCTCGCACATACTGAGATCGCCATAATGAGGCCATCTAATCGTGTGATCGGCTCTATCCCTCATTGACTTGTCATTCTCTTCCTCTAGCCTATTAGCAGGTAATACTCCAACCTTGTCTATATATATAATAACCCCACCCAGCTTTTTTATTGTGTCTACCTCTATCGGAAACCTTACATCGGGTATAATGCCGCGAGATCCATTTTGGAAAGCCTTATCAAGCCATACAGTGTCGCCAAACTTTTTCTTCATGATCTCCGCATACTCTACTAGCAGGGGACGGATCAGTTCTTTTTCTAGTGGCACTTCGGTAAATGCCGAAATGTTCAAGTTAGTTTTAAGCAGTTGATCGCAATCTTTTTTGATTTGCTTGGCAAAGGATACTATCTCTAGGTCTATGCCCCAACGCTCTTTAAGCTTTTTTTGGAAAATATTGCAAGCTGTATCCTTGCCAGAGCGAGCGAAGCCAGAAACGCCAATTAGATTAGGTCGTAACATATAACGAAACCCTTTCCATTGGGCTTTACACCCATTACATTGTAGTCAATCCATTCGATTGCTTCATCTCCTGTCATCTCTTCGCTAAAATGCTCAAACATTTTTGCGTACGAGTAAATTAAGATGCCGTGATCATCGTGACCTAAGACACAATCGTCCAAGCCATCTAGAATCAGAGCTTCTTTGTCTAGCGAGTCTAATATTATTTCGTCCATATTTTATTTTTTGAATTTTCTTAATTGTTCCTGCTCAAGACAATAGCCTTCGCCATGCCCAAGATTTTTAATGTTTTCTTTCTTAACTAGGTCATCTTTAAAAGCCCAGCCTGGAAATGTTATAGTATTCCCCTCTATAGTAGCCAATACATACATATCAACATCATTGTTTACTTTCATCGTAGATAGCAGTTTGCCATTTTTGTATTTAGTAGACTTGATGTCATATCTGTAACCCTTATAGGTTCCGTCCTCACTTCCGCTCCTTGGAGTAAGACCAAGATCTGGGAATGTGTTAAAATGCTTGGAGAAGGCATATTCTGCCATAAGTCCCATAACATCTGCTTCGGAGCCATCTTGGTCTCCCATCTTTGCATCTTTTACTCCAGCACTTCTGGCAATAAGAGATCTCATTCTGCCAATAATTTGACAGACTGTCACTTCGTCTGGATCTAGCTTTACTTTTATCATTTAAACCATTTACCTTTTGGGATCTTTTTAGCCTTTTCTGCCAGCTTTTCGTTTTCTTCTATAATCTTATTATGCTTGCCAACACTTCTGATTGCGCATCTCTTATGTGATAGTTTGCTTACGCCTCCCAGCTTGAAGCAGTCTAATGAATTTTTGGGTTTGAATTGTCTCATAATTTTAAGTGGTAGCTCCACCAGGAATCGAACCTGGAACGCAAGATTAGAAGTCATGTGTTATATCCGTTTAACTATGGAGCCTTTTTAACTGTAAGAAACACATTATGGACTCAACTTTGCTACATGTCAACAAAAAAAAGCCCCAAATCCTTTTTTCTCAGGAAATGGGGCTAAATATTAGACTATTGTAGATAAACACCACCGCGATTAAGCAAAGCGATACGGTTTGTTACACTTAAAAAAAATATTTTTTTTAAAAAAAATGATAAAAGTGCCAAATTGTACACACTAGTGTAATACAGACTAATGTCTAATAAATTAGAATTCAAGCAACTGAATGCAAAGGTTAGATTCAAAAAGAAGGAATTTAACTTTAGTGAAAATCAAATCGACTTCTTAAAAACCGTATTAAATGATGAGTCCAAACTAATATTTTTATCTGGACCAGCAGGAACTGCAAAGACATACATGGCTGTGTATTCTGCCTTGCAGATGTTAATTAACTCTGATCTTGAGAAAGAAATACTATATATCAGGAGTATAGCGGAAAGCGCTCAAAAAAACATGGGTGCTTTGCCTGGATCTCTGGATGAAAAGTTTTCTGTATTTGCCACACCATTCTACGACAAGGTAGATGAGATGCTGGATATACAAGATATAAAAATTTTGAGAGAGAAGGGATTGTTTAACTGCATACCAGTCAACTACATACGAGGCTCTAACTGGAAAGATACAGTTGTCATCATTGATGAAGCCCAAAACTTTTCTTACAGCGAACTTGTGACATCCCTTACCAGAATCGGAGAAGACTCAAAAATAATTATTTGTGGGGACACTATGCAAAGCGATATAACTAATAGTGGTTTCGAAAGTATATTCAATACCTTCAATGATGAGGAGTCCCTAGAAAATGGAGTTATCTGTAAAAAATTCGGTACTGAAGATATAAAACGAAGCGAAATCGTAAAATTTATAGTATCGAAGCTACAGAACAAC